CTCCCTAGTGCACGCTCGGAAAATTGCAAACATCCCCCAGGCCTCCACCGCATATAAATAACGCGTGCGAGCGCGGGTAATTTCTGTAGTTTATTCTGCTTTATTTCTTTCGATTTGTTTCGCGCGAATGGCAGGATTTGCACAATGCTTCGAGGTTTTCTTCTTCGAAGCGCAATTCCGGATACTCCCGCAGCTCCCGCCTATGGTGAATCTCCGTCGCCGGCGTGACCCGTCCGTCCGACTGGCAGCGGACGCACAGCGGATGTCGCGTGAGGTACACGCGACGGAACTTCACCCAGTCGTAGTCGTAGCCGGCTTCATGTCGCGACGGCCGCCGATGAACGAGAGCCGCATGCTTTCGGCAGTAGCCGTCGCATTCCGCTTCCGCGGAGCAATACGGCCGCAAGCATGGCACGAACACCCGGATGGACATCAGCCCCGCCCAGGAGTATACTGCCGACTACCCCGAGTCCCCTCATGACGCGCGCCGATCAGCTCCGCTTTCCGCATCGCTGATCCAGCCGCCCCACTTCCCGCGAACTACAATTTTGGCGAGCACCCCACCCCTATCACACGTGCGCGACAGTAGATCAGCAATAGAGAATAGCTGAATATTCACTATGAACACTGGTAAGAACTAGATACTGTATCTCATCGCGCGCGCGCAAACACATCCGCCGCCGCGACCAGTGCAGGCAAACCCGTTATAAAATTCCGCTCATGGCGAACCGTCGGCTACCACCGCGTTCGATGCACCGGCTTAGAAACCGCATCGAATATCGGCAACGGGAATGCGCAGCACTGACCGAACAGCTCAAAGACAAACAGCTCAATGAAAACCAGAGACGCTATCGCCGCCAGAAGAAAGCCCGTTTCGAACGAGAGATTAGCGAATTGCAGCACGCGCTGAAAACGAGAACCGCAGAGCCGCTCGAGCAGGAGGAAGCCGAGGAAAGCAGCAAACAACTACCGCTGCAAAATTCTCCGCTGGTGTTCACTTGTCCGAGCTGCGGCATGCGTCACGAGTACTATCCGAGCTGCATGCGTCAAGAGTCAATCTCAAAACCAGACTTCGACGACTTCGCCAAATGATGCCGGCAGCGCCTTCACCAGGCGCGCCGCTTCGAATCCAGCAATCATGAGCGCATCGGCCGGCATGTAGCGCCGCGCCGCCTCGAGCGAATCCGTATACACCACTCCTGCGCGCAGATTCGGCCGGAATTGATCGCCGAGTTTGACGACGGCATACGGCATCGGAGTCCGGCCGCGCACAATCACCCAGCCCTCTACCGCATCGCTGCTTTCTGCTGCGCTCTCGGGCTTCGTGCGTAACCGAAGTCGCATCTGCCGCATGCTGCTAATTCTCTTTCGGTTTCGGATCGACAAGCAACACACGTCGGCAAACGACACGTCGGCTCGCATGTTCATTCGCCGTTACGATGCGATCGCAACAGGCCTTCGAGTAATCCGAGCGAACGAGCGTCGATTGTCGGCACTTCGCGCAATACACTCGGCAAATTTCTTCATGCGAAGGAACACGCATTTCGACAAGATCATCCTGCCGAATCACGAAAAATGCAAGGGTGCAGCGGTTACAGGACTCCGCGCAACGGATCCATCCGGCAGGCCTGCCGCGGCCGCACATAGTCGAGCACCATCTGCAAGTTCCGATGACCAGTACGCTGCATAATCGCCAGCTCAGAAGCACCCGCCTCGACCGCGGTTGTCACCATACCCGCCCGTAGCGAATGCGAGCCATAACCGCTCGCATCCTCCCCGATGGCTTCCAGCGTTTTTTTCACGATGTCGTTGATGCGTTGCCGGCGAATGCTGCGTTTCTCGATTCGCCCGCTGCGATTCATGCGCAAAAAAATCGGCCCCGGTTCATCGCCGCGCATCCGCAACCAGGCCTGTAGCAATCCGAGCGGACACGTTTCCGGTAATGCACCCCGCGGAATGCGCACTTCACGCCCGTAGCCTTGCTGATCGGTCTTCGAACGCGCCTGCCATAGCACCAGCACATCGCCTTCAAACGTCACTTGCGTAGTCTCCAGCGCTGCCAGTTCACTCGCCCGCCAGCCGGCCGCAAAACCCAATACCAGTAAAGCCCGATTGCGCGCGTCAATCGGCCGCTGCGTCGCCAGCTTCGAACTCATCGCGCGCAACAAATCGACCGTTAAGGCTTTCCGTGCGCGCCTCTCCTCGGTCCATTGCCGACGTGCGCAGCGTAGCAACTCGGCGGCCGGCTCAACAATCTGCGCCTGCCCCGCTGAGCGATGACGATCGGCAATCGCATTCAGAAAAATTCCGACTGTGGCGAAACGATAGCCACGCTGTTCGAGACACCACACCGTGAACAGTTCGATCATCTCCGACAAGGCCGGATAAGCAGGACAGTTTGCCTGCTTACACCAGGATTCGAACTTGCGCCAGGCGTAATCGTAGGCCCGATGTGTATTCGCCGCCTTTCGGGTTTGCTGCCAGCGGCTGCGCGTCAAAGCGAGAGTTTCCAGGGAAATCGACATGAGAACTTGCGGCGCAAAAACACTCAGTTTTCGGCCTAAAACACTCAAATCGGCAAATCCGGGAAAAACTTGAGCCTTGATATTGCTGTTTCGCACAGAAACGCGCTAGGTTGCGTCGAAAAAAGCGGATAGGAGTGGCATACCAGACAGGGCAAATTGATCGAACCTGGCTCGTTTCTGAAACATTTACGCCCTATCCTGTTTTGGCCTGGGAGGAGGGATTCAGAAATTTTGGCGTCATAATTCCGGTTATGACCGTTATCTTACGCTTCTGAACCCTGGAAGCCTTCGCATTTTGGCCCTAAACTAGCTACTGGCGACAGAGCGCCGGAAAAGAAGCCCATCACCTGCAAGTGTTCGCTTCCTGACCGAAACTCAGCCGCTTTGAACATCACCAGCCCGAAATGCCGTTTACGCGAAAGCTTCGCGCTTTCGATTATCCGGCATTTTGGGCTTCCCGACAAGGAGCCAAAATGCAATCGGCCCAAGAAATTCTGGCCCACCTCAACGACATCCGCAACCGGCTGTCCGTCGAAAGCGAGACAACGGAATACGCCTACATGAGCCGCGAACTGGTGCAATGCACGTTGCCTCACACCGACCCCGGCAATGAGCCTGTCTGGAAACGGCAGAACGGCAACCTCACCCTGAGCCTGCTGCCCGGCCGCGACGAATTCACCGGCAAATCGCTGGGATATCCATACGGCGCACTGCCCCGCTATTTGCTGTTTTGGATCGTCACGGAAGCCGTACAGACCAAAAGCCCGCATTTGATTCTAGGCAGCAGCCTCAGCGACTTCATGCGGGAACTAGGACTCAATCCCAGTAACGGCGGCCCACGCAGCGACGCCTGGCGCCTGAAAGAGCAAACGAGGCGCCTGTTCGAGTGCGAAATCAAGCTGATTCATACCGGCGTAACAAACGGCATTGGTTTTAGAAGCCGTCAGGGTATGAAGATCGTCAAAGGCGATTACACCTGCTGGAGCAAAAAAAGCCCAGGTCAAGCCGCTCTTCTCGAGAATTCAATCGTCTTGACGGAAGACTTTTTTCGCGCCGCTCGCAAATCAGCCGTACCCTACCAGCTCGAAGCTCTGCGCCAATTGGGCCAGCAACGGCATTCACCGTTGCTGCTAGACCTCTACACGCTCTCCGGCTTTAAGACTTTTCATGCAGCACGTCTGCAGCGCGAGCAAATGATCCCCTGGTCCGGATTACTCGCTCAGCTCGGAGCCAATTACCATCCCGGCCGGATGGATAACTTCCAGGCAAAGATCAAAAGCGCCATGCAAAAAGTAGCCGCCGTTTTCGCGGCCGACCAGCTGCAAGTGGAATACCGGCGGCCCGATCATCGCGATGGCCACGAGATCGAAGGCGGCATCGTGTTCCTGCCCGTGCCACTCAGGGAAAAACTTTCCACAGCGATTTTGGAAAAACCAGGCCCCGACCGCTGAAACGGTAGGGTGAAGACCGCTGAAACGGTAGGGTGATTTTATTGGGGTTTTTCGCATTCGACCGCTGAAACGGTAGGATTGTATCTCTATTGGTCCTGAAGTTTTCTGTCCTGAAGTTATACCTGAAGTACAGGATTAGTGACTAGAACTACAGTACGGACAACTAGAGAAGGAACTGTGGAAAACACTTTGTAAGTCGTTGATAATTAGGCATTAACCCTAAAAATGCCTGTGAAAAAAAGTGTTGAAAACTTTTGGCAAAGAAACACCGAAGAATGCGGAGCGCAGCCTTCGGCCGCGGCTACCAAAGGTAAGCTCGCTCACGCGAGCGTCACACCAGACAGATTGAAAAAAACCTTCCTGTTGAAGTTTGAATCCTGCTATTCTGCAAGCTGTCTCAAGCTAGCTCAAGCTGTCTCATGAGACGAGATACCTTATGGCGATACGAGAATGGTTGACCGAAGAAGAAGCTCAGAAAACGCTGAAGAAATCGCGCGCCACCCTGCGCCGATTCGCAAGCAGCGGAACCATTGAAACGAAACTGGAGCGCTTAAGCGGCCGCAAGCAAAAGCAAACATTGTTTCGCGCCGGCGACGTGGAACGGTTAGCGCAGGAACCCGAAGCAGCCACTACCACCGCCCTGAGCGTGCGTAAGAAACCGCTATCCATCCTGCCGGCTCTCCCGGCGCCAGGTGCAATCAAACTTTTCCTGACGCTCAGCGAAGCAGCCGCCTACAGCGGTTTACACAAATCGCTCTTGATTCGTCTAGTCGAACAGGGCGAGCTGCATCGCGTACCCGGAACGCGCTATTGGCTGATCGCCCGGAGCGCGCTCGATGCCTTCGCCGAAAGCTTCCGCAGGCTGTCTCAACCCGTCTCATGAGATATCTCAGGGCTTTTGACACGACTTCGCAAATTGCCCGGAAAATCCAGTTACATCGAACTTGGCCATGACCGGCGTATATCGAAAAGGGACTGTACTCGATATGTTATGGTGTCTCATGAGATATCTCATGAGACAGTGAGACATCTTGAGTCATAGGAAGCTCGGCGCGCATCTCTTCAAAGCCAGAATCTTTACTTTAGAATAGCGCGAGTCGTGGAAGCTCCCCTCACAGGGCTTCAATAACACGAAAGCCCGCTTGAGTGAGAAGCGGGCTCGTTTGAAGCTAGAAAGGAGACCCTTATGGATCTCTTAGCGCTTATCGTTCTCCTGATCCTACTCAGGAAACGAGCGGCCCGGTTCAAAGTTGACATCCAACTCTAGACCGGATCGAAACGGCTGGCGGTTCGCGCCGCTGGCCGTTCGATGCTATTGTAACGCAAAATGCCCGCCGAGAATTCCCCGCCAGCGCCTCCCTTCGTCTGCCCCCTGTGCGGCTGGAAAAGCTACAATCCGAACGATGCCGAACAGCAGTATTGCGGCCATTGCCACCGATTCATCGCGGCCGAGCTGGAGCGCTTACGCTTGCTCGAAGCATGGCGCGAACGCTATGCAAAGAAGCAGGAGAATTGAGAAATGCCCCCCGAAGGAATAAACCGTAATATCCGAGTCGAAATCACGGACGCATTCGTGTTTCACTGCTTTCGTTTGGTTCTGACTACACACTCCGGACACGACATCGAAATCATGCTGCATGCGCGAAGCTTGGTTGATTTGATCCACCAATCTTCTATTGCACTATGCGAGTGGCAGGCGCAAACATCGGCAGATTTATTGCGGAAACTTGGGCATCCTGAATTGATCGCATCGTCCGAGAAAGATTGAGAAATGCCCCCGAAGGGAAGGATGATCTACAACATTCCGTTGACACTGGACGAATGCGCAATCATCATCGCGTGCCTGCGAAAATCGGAGGCACCTACGGAAAGCGAAGTCGAATGGGCCCTTCACTACCTGAAGGACCAAATCGGAATGGAAACGGAATCGCCCAGTAACGTTACTAGAAGGCTATTTCTTGTGAACCCGTCCCGCCTGCCACGGCCTTGGACATTACCACCCAAGCCACCGCCAGCGCCTCCAAAGAAGTAGCTATAGGCTGCTTTAAGCGGAGAAACTAAGAAATGCCCCCGACTCGAACCACACGCCTGAAACCGGATTACTGCCCTGCGTGTTTCCATCGACTCGATAGCGCGACTGGTGCATTTGAAGATGTCGCCCCGCAAGCAGGAGATTTCACCGTCTGTATTCAATGCGGAACGATACTCGAATTTAGCGAAACCCTGCAGCTAAAGCGACTCAGTAAGCATGCAAAGCAGAGAATCGCCGAAACGCCGAAACTCGCTACCGAACTCGCGCGAGTCGTCGAAGGCGTTCAACTCCTCAAGCGGAGAAACTGAGAAATGCCCCCCGAGAACGATAGGCTCATCACCGTTACACTACCGCATAAGGAATGGCTTCGCATTGTCCGGCATCTCGATAAAGAGTCCATGGTGAATTATCAATTAGAGAAGTATTTGTCGCATCTTGAGCGCATGCGACAAACGAGAGACAAACTCGTAGATCAACTCCCGCCCGCAAGAAATCCCCGCTGAAGGTCCGATACCGGGCATTATGTTAACTCCGCTCCGCCTGTTTTCAGCCACTTAGCAGCACCCGTTTTTTTCCAACGGGCAACCCACAACATCTAGCGCTTTGTTCCGTCAAGTTCGCTCGTTCTTCCCCTCGTCAGACTAGGACACAGCATCTGCTCCCAAGCGCGCTCGCGCCGCAGCAGTCCCTCATCCAGCAACAGCCGCACGACCGCACTCCGTGTCAGGCGCATCGTTTCCGCCAGCACGTCTAACCGGTCCACCAGCATGGCGTCCAAACGCAGCGTCAGACGCTCCCGCGTCCAATACCTCACGGCACAAACCTCCGCTCTTTCAGTCCGCAGCATCGCCGGCATTCCTATGCTCCTCACATAAAGGAATCTCGAAGTTCGAACCCGCCCAGTGGCGCATCTGCTCGATAAATTCGCGCGTCTCAGGATCATCTTCCGGCAACCAGTTCGCGTCCTCATCGTTCCTCGCTCGAAAGCAATGGAGATAAACAGCCGGCCCTTTGCAGCGCATGCAATGTTGAAACAGGGGCGGAATCGGTAGCCCATACTCCTCGATGTCTTTGAGCCGGTACATCCGGCTACCCGCTTCGGCAACAATCCAATTGGTTTGCTTGCGTGGCATTTTCTTGCGTGGCATTTTCTTCTCCATTATTGTTACCGCCTTTCTCGCGCAACTGCCGCCGCGTTGCCGGATAGCGTTCGACGACCAGGCGCGCCGCTTCTTTCGGCGTATAACCGGCTGCACGCAGCCAGGCCGCATAGAAGACGCGCGATAGTTCGCCGTCCCTTTCATTCCGCCGATCCTTCCGCGTGCGCCAGATGATACAGAAATTTCATCAGATGCGCGCCCAGTTCTGGCGCCTCACGCAATAACATGAGCAGCACAGCCACCGCCTCACGCTCTTCATGCGTGCGCGGAAACCATTTCGCGGTTTCGAAGGCGTTCCGATTCAAGGGAGGCCGAATCGGCCCTTCGCCGGGTCGTTTTCGCGATGCGAATTTCATTCCCCTTGTCAGACTCCCGGCAGCCGTTGCTGCAACGCGGCCGGCTCCAACTCCGCCAGCTTCTTCGCAATCCACACGACCAGTTCCCGTTCGCGTTCCGTCAGCTTCCACGGTTCGCCTTTCAACATCAGCATCAGCACGCCACCATTGGCACAGCGGTAACGGCACAACAGATGCCAGCGGAAACTCCAGAATCCGATCGGTACCACCGCCAGGCAATCGCGCCGCGTCATTGCACGAAACCCCGCTCTTTCATCGCTTCCAGCGCTTCACGATTGATCCAGACCGGCCGGCCGTCGTCATCTTTTCCCGCCTGAAATCCCGCCTTCACCAGCAAATAAGTCGCGCGCCGCTGCAGTTCGCGCGTCTGCAAGTGCAGCGGCACGCCGCACATCTCGAAAAATTTCGCAATCGACAATTCCGGATTCTGGCGCGAATAATAGACCAGTTTTTCCGACCAGGGATCGGCTACCAGCCGCGCCTGCTGCTCCCGCTCGAACAACTTCGCCCGATCGGCTTTCGGCCACCAGCCGGCGCCGCGCCGGTAAAGCACCAGCGCCTCTGCCCAGATCTGCCAGACGTCGCGCCGCAGCCCGGCCACGTCCACCGCACCCACGGCCACCGGCCAGACCAGGCGCAGGCCTTCCCCGTACAGATAGTTGCGTTCTTCCTCGACCGTGCCCAGAAACACGCACTGCCGCGGATAGATCATTTTTCCCCAGCGGCTATGCGCCGGCCGGTACTGATCATGCGTGCGCGTCAGGAACTGCCGCGCATGTTCGTACTGCAACTGCCGGCCGATATCGGCCAGCACCACCAGCCAGACACCGCGTAATTGCTCCGCCGAAGCCTGCCATTCGAACCGCGACGGAAGCTGCGCCAGCAAATAGGATGCATCGCCGGCCAGCGCTTCACAAGCAGCCAGCACCTCCGACGGCCGGCCGCCCTCCAATACCAGAATGCTTTCGCCGCCACAGCCCGGCTGGAAGATGCGCGCGACCGCCAGCACAAACCACGCCACCGCGCACTCATCCCAGTAGAGCGCCTGGTCTTCCGCATAGCGATGTTCGGCCCGCGGCTGCGCGCCGAAATAGCGCAGGAAAAAATTCTCCGTCAGCCGGTTTCGTCCGTCCCAGGTTTCAGCCAGAATGCGTTCGCGCAGCGCGTGCACCGCCTGCGAACGTGCCACCAGCTCCACTGCGGCACGCGCCACGCCTTCCGAAAGCGTCGGCGTTAGTTGCCGCTGCAGCCACGCCAGAATGGAGAAGAAACGCTGCTCCTCGAGTTCGCCCGCGGCGATACCGGCCGGCAGGCCTTCCGCGAGCAGGATCTTTTCACGGAAGGCATCATAGCGCAGCTTTCCCGCCCAGGCCGGATGCTCGCGCAGCGCATGCGCCGCATTCGCTACATTCGGATGCGGCCGGCGATTGCGATTGAATGTTAAGCCATTGCGCCAACTCTCCGCTTCCGGCGCCGGCTCCTCGAGGGAAGCCGGAGAGAAGCTGCGGCGTTCCAAAACGAGTACGGCCGGCGATTCGATGCGGCCCCAGTAGGAACACATTGCACAGTAGTCCTCGCCGAAATCGCTGCGCACGCGCGCACACGTCACCGGCCCGGCATCCGCTAACGCATGCTGGATTTTTTTCTCGGTTTCAGCCGGCCGGTATCCCCGATACGGCCGGCTGAAGGCGTGCGCATCCTCACGGCCATTCTCGGTACGCGCCACAATCGAAAGCATCGCGTACCATTCCGGCTCCGGCAGACTGGCTGCGTCATCGCGCGTATGCCGCAGCCAGGCGCAACCGTCCAGGATCGCCGGCAGCTTCGGCGCCGGCTGTTCTTTCGACTCGCCGGCCGGTTCGCGAGCCGGAACTTTTCGCGCTGCCTCGAGCCACGCCTGCGGCAGTTCCGCGATTGCCTGAAACCAGCCCTGCAGCCCGTCCCAGGTATACTCGAGGCCGCTCTCCGGATGAACCGAAGGCGGAGCCAGCACGTAAGCACCCGTGCCGCGCAGATCGACATGCGCTGCCAAACGTCCGCGTGCCGCGAAATCCCCCGGCACGCGAAAATAGAGATGCGTGCCACCCGTACCCGTCGAAACGGTTCGGGTTTCCGGCAGCTTCCCGTACTTCTGCTCGAGCGCAAAAAATTCTTCGCGGCCCGGTTTCCCGTTGCGCACGTCGATATCAATGACCAGCAGGCCGGCGCCGGCCGCCAGACCGATATTCGCCTGCGCCGCGCGCTGCCACCAGACGCGGAGCTGAACCTCATCGGTTGTCGCATCGAGTACGCCGCGGCCGCCTTCCCGCTTCGGTATCAGCGGCAGCTTCGAGCGCACGCCCAGCGGCAGCACACGAAAACCCGCTTTCGCATAGGCCAGCGCAGCCCGCAACAAACGATCCGTACCCGCTTCCGCCATTGGCTACCCCGCTTCCGGCGCCGCTTCCGGCGCCGTTCCAGCAGCGCCTTCGATGCCTTGCCACCGTACTTTCGATTTCGGATGCCGGCGCGCCCATTCGCGCAACTGGCGCGCCACTTCGTCTTCTATTTCTTCCTGCCGGCATCCGTTATAGTCGAAAGCCTGCCACGGCATCAGCTGCTCCTCAAAGAACCCGCGTACTTCCACCGCCAGCGGGATGAGCGCCTGTTTCGTCGTCAATTGCGCTGCTTTTTCACTGCAGCCCGCTGCTACGTCCCAGATCGCAAACCAGCGAGTACTGCCAAGTGCAACCCGTTCGATGCGCACGGCAACCGGCAGCCGGAACGTCAACCCCAGCACATTCCCGACGGCCGGCCGCGGCTGCCGGAACAAAGCCCGGATATAGCGGATATTTGCCGGCACGCCTAACCGCGGCATTCGTCTCCTGCCTTCTCGCGCCGCTCCCGGCGCCAGGCCTCGAGTACCATCTGCAGGCGCCGCTCGAGCGCGTACCAGTCGTGGTCACGCGCCATCGCCGGCTCCGCAATGCTCGCTGCGCTCAGTGCGGTAAACAGCGACACCAGTTCTGCGAGAGAAAATTCCAGCGCAATCAGCTTTTCATCCGCACTGCTCATAAGCCCGTCGTACCGGCCGCAGCCGTTGCGTTGACCTCCGCTGCAATCTGCGCCATTGCATCCGCCAGTGTCGGATTGTAGTCGCCGACGGTCAGGCGCACTTCCGTAGTCGCGGCCCGATCCGGCAATTGCTTCAACACTACCCGCTGCACGGCCATTTCCTTTGCCTGCCAGCCATAGCGCGCCGCCGTCAGGCGCACGATGCCGCCTGGCTGCGCGCCCACCGTCCAGCAGATAATTTCGCCGCGTTCGTTCGGCGTGGAAGCCCGCGCCAGATCCGTCTGCGCGAACGTCAGCGCGGTATCCGCATGCGTCACGCGCAAATCGTAATCAACCCACTGCAGCAGGCCGTACTTGTTAATGGAGGCCTGGTCGTAGACATGCGCCGTCACACCATCGCCGATGAAGGTCACATCATTGGCCGGCGCGTAGAAATCTTCGCTATAGGCTTCCACCCGAAAGGACGGTTTGCCGGCCACGTCACCCAATTCCAGAATCGGAATCGAAGGGTTTTCCCCATACGTCAGTACGCCGTTGACATCGATAAACCAAACCCGGCCGGTTGCCTTCGCGATTGCATCGAGTATCTGCGTCACGGTCTGGTATTGAAAATTCAGCGCGAGTACGGCCGTGCGCGTGATTGTGCCGGTTTGCAAAATGGAAGGCGTGAGGCCGGTACCCGTCAGAACGTCGCGAATAATTTGATCGTCATACCAGCCGAGCGCGGTATAGTCTTTCGTCCATTGCCGGCCATCGGTGAACAGCTTGTAATCGCGGCAGCTATAGGACACTTCCACCGTGCCATCGAGCGCGCCCGCATCGGCCATCGAGCGCGCCGCCACGAAGCCGGCAAACAAGGTCGAAGGGTTCGCCGGCGCGAGCGTCATCGTCGGCAGCGACCAGGCCGCGAACGTCGGCGCACCCAGGTACACCGCATCGACGCCGATCGTAAAGACGGTATCGGCCGGCGAGAAGCCACACTCGAACCAGATTTCGATAACACGTGTCGAATCGAAGGCCGCACTGCGCATCGGCAGTCGATCCGGCCCCAGGTTATAGACAATGCGGTACGGATTCGGTAGCGCGTCCTGATCACCGGAGATTTGCGAACCATACCAGCTCGCGCCGTTTTGATCGACCAGCCGGCCGCGGAAAAACCAGGCGCCGCCTGGCCCGCCCTTCGGCCATTCGACCGCTAGGGATAAATAGCAATCGTGAAAGTCAGCCGGCGCAAAATGCGCCAGGCGAACATGCCCGGCGCCGGATTTGCGATTAACTTGAAACAGCATCGACTAACTCACCCGGTAACTCAGCGAAATCATGCCTTGATTGACGCCGGCTTTGAACAAAGCACTAGCCGGCATCGCAAACACCAATCGCTTATTCACGTTGTCCAGCCAGCATGTCGTAGGAATCCAGCCTGCGCCAGGCGAAACCACCGATGCGGCTGCCACCTGCGGCGCCGCTAGGTTCGCCGAAGGAACCGGCAGCGTGAGGTACAAATACGTGTCGAGCGTGCCGCCCAGCGTCAGCGTGAAATTCAACTGCAGCAAGCATTCCGCGCCGCGTCGCAGATACTGCGCCAAAAAAACCGTCAGCGCCGAAATCGTCATCGCGCCGGATGCCGTAATCGCCGGCGTGTACGTCTGCCAGTCGCTCCCGAATTTCACCTTTTCGGGAGATGTGAACGTCACCGCGCCAGCGACGGCCAGGACGCCCAGATTCGTGAGTGCATAGCCGCCTGCATCCACGTCGCCACCCCACGTCTGCAGGTTTTCGAGCAGCGCGTTATATTGATTCGCCGTCGAAGCTTCGCCTGCTTGTACCGGCGCCGGCCAACTCATCGCGGTTCCCTTTCCGACATCCAGGGAATGACGGTTTCCCAAATCTCGGAATCGGATTTCTTACCGAACACGTGCAGGCCATCGCCCGCTGCCAGGAAATTCACCGCGCCCACCGGAATAGCAGGCTCCGGCGGTTCATCGCCCTCATACGCGATGCGTTGCTCAGTCTTCGCCGCCCGCATATGCTCGCGCACCTCATCGAGCGAAGCACCAGAACCGTGCGGCACCCACGCCAAACCACTCACGTTGCCGGAAGCATAGATGTTGCCTTGCGTGCGCGTCGTACCGGAAGCCGGATAAAACGCCGGATCAACGCCGAATCGCCCATCATTAATAATCTGAAAGTAATTCGCGCCGGTTCCGCTCTTGTTAAGAACAATATCGAAGTTCGCCGTCACCCGCCCGCCAGCCGTCACCGTCCCGGCAAATGTGGAATCACCCGCAAAGCTATTGGCACCGCCCATAAGAAGTTGTGTAATCGAGCCGAAAAGCGCAAGTTTACGCACGCCCCCATCGTTGATCCCTACCAAATTGAGCCCCGGTCCATAGGTGCCCGCACCGATAACGCCATCATCGGGATTGCCCGAAGCCTGTAAGCCGAAGCGTACTGGTGTAGCAAAATCAATGCGCGGGGCAGCATAAGCCGCTATCGAATCGCACTTAATCCCAAGCGCCAGCGAAACCGGTTGATTATCAAAATAGATCGGACCATTCGCGCGCACGTAAACCTGTGCACCCACCGCCGCATTCGGCGAGCTAACCAGAAGTTGTAAATTGGAACCCGCCGAACTTTGCGCAGCAACAGTCAGTGCCCGAAACTCCCCGGCAACCACCCCATTGGCGGAAGCTACCAGCCCTCGTACCTGCAAGTCACGATCCGCGCCGTTTGAATCCGACACTTGCAACACACCCGCCGCATTGCGCTGTATGCCCACGTCGATCATGTCCGAAGGTAAGTTGTTACCGGCAGCAAAACCAATCACCCCGAGCGCCGGAAGTTTGATTGGTGAACGCGCATTCGCACCCGCCGTGGCAAACGCAATCAATCCTTGCCCCGCCGTGACGTCCGCCAGCGTCAGCCACGCGCTTGCACCAGGGGAAGCCGTCCACGCAAAACGATGTCCGCCAGTCGCCGTGTTCTCAATCGCCAAACTTGTGCCGCCGCTATTCGCCGAAGTCACAAGCAGTGGTGTTCCCTGCGCCGCGGCGCCGTCTGCCGTGAACACTTGCGTATCCACACTAGCCACGTTTCGCAGCGAATAATTGCCCGCATCCACGTCGCCGCCCCAGGTCTTCAATGCCGCCACCAGTGCGTTATATTGCGCAGCCGTCGCGGTTTGTCCCGGTACGACTGTATTAGGCCAGGCCATTCTTTTCGACTCCGAAAAGCTCGACTGGTGAAACTTCTGCCGCCGGCTCCGGCTGAATCAATAGCCGATCATCTTCCAAGTGAACGCGGCCGCGGAAGCCCTGCTGTTCGGCCAGAAACTGCAGCGCACCCTGCATCGCTCCCTGCGCCATCGCAACCACTTCCCGCTGCCGGCGAAACCAGGCCTGCTCCGCGGCCGTAAGTTCATACGTTTTCATGCCCATTGCGCATCCTTACTCGACGGGTATTGTTCATCCGCCCAAAGAAAGCCATCCCAAACCGTGCCCTTCGGACACCAGGCCCAGTGCGCGTTCTGAATGTTGGCGCCATCCTCCCAGGTGCTCTGGTCCCACTTCTTACAAGTCAGCGGCACGAAGGGAGCCAGGCTGCCAGCGTAGGAGTCCGGATCGAACGGAGGCAACTGAATACCGGCCGGATAGGTGCGGCCGCACAACCAGACCGAATCGAGCCGGATTGTCGCAAGCAGCGCACCCAGCGGCACATCGGCAGCATGCGAAAGACGGAACCCGAATTCAACCAGGTTCGCAGGCGTCGCCGGCTGCGCCTGCGTCGGCGCCAGCCGCAGGCCGGCCGCTGCCCAGGCATTCGCTTCCGGTAGCACCGTGCGCGCCGGCGCCTGCCATTCCAGGCCGGCTGCATCCTTCGCATACGGCAGCACGTAGAGCACCGGCTTCACTGCCGGCGCCGCGTAGACCACCTGCAGCCAGCCCCAGAATACGAAGCCATTGCCGTTCGTCGGCCAGGCGAACGAATGCACCAGCTCAAGCGCAGCCGCCTGCGTCGCCGGCGTCCAATCGGTTGCGGCACTGCCGATACCGTAAGCCGACTGCGTCGCATCGAGGCGCAGCGCGGAGCATTCCCCGCGCGCCTGCCAGTCGCGCAGGTCGGCCGGTTCCTCAAATCCCCACGTTGCCACTTCCGCCCGGCATTCGCGGCCGGTAATCTGCACCTTCGAAAGGTTCGTAATCCACGGCCCGCGGCCGTCTGAGTGAATCGAGAAATTCGCGGCAGACGAAAACTGCGCATCGAGCGTAACCGCGGCATCGTACCAGGATTCAAGGCGTGCACCGTTGATGAACACATCGAATTTCATCGCACGACCCCGGCCACCTGCAGCGCATGCACGATATCCTGCGATACCTGCTCCGTCGATGGACCAACTTGCACGTTGAGCACAACATTCGGCCGCAGCGCGCCGGAAGTCAGCGCGGCCCGAATATCGCTCAGAACGGAAACAACCGGCGCAAAATCGACGGAACCGGACACGTCCACCGGCACGCCGTCGGCCGGCGCAAACTGTATGCGGCTGATAGCATCGGCCAGCGATTGCGTATTAAAAGCGCCGGCCAGCGCTGCCAGCTGCGCCGTAATCGCTGCAAAGCCGCTGCGCATGTTGTTAAAGCCGGCCGATAACTGGTTCCACAGTTCACTGCCCCAGTGCGTGATATCGGCGCGCAGCCCCACCACCTGATTGCGTGTATAAGCCTGAAATTCCGTGTACAGATCATGCACGGCCATGTACGTGAGGAACACGCCCTGCTGGATGTTTTCTTCGATCTTCTGCGTGCCCTTCGTCTGAAAGATGCCGATAATACCTGTCACCGCGGAAATCGCGCCCGTCACCATGTTCATTGCGCCGCTGATGCCGCCGAGCGCACCGCCAAGCCCACCGCCGGCGCCCCCGGCCGCGTCGCTGCCCGCTTTAGCAGCCGTCCCGGCGCCGCCGCCCAAGCCGCCGAACAGATCGCCGACACCTTTGAAGGCCTTCGTGACTTCGCCCAGCGCTGCCGTCAGCCCGTTTCCGCCGAGCAGCGACTGAATGAACTTCCCGACGGCTGCCACGCCCTGCTGCACGAAAATCTGCGTAAACATCTTGCCGATATCGACCAGCAGCGATTTCGTGATTTCCCCGAAGCTCTTATCCCCACTCCAGAGCGCATCCGTAATATCCGATGCCGTCTGCCGCACCAGTTTCGTGATATTGCGCTGTGCATCCTTCCACATGGATTCCTGCTTGTCTAACTGCTCACTGGTTTTATGCGTAGTGTCCGTCAAAGTCTGCTGCTGCTCTGCAGCCGATTGTTTGACCTGTACGGCTAAATCGGCCAGCGCCTTCTGCTGGTCACGCGACAAGTTAAACCAGTCTTTCGAAATCGTCTGCGTGATGGAATCCCAGGCCGCCTGATTGATGCGCTTGATTTCTTCGCTTGACGTGCCGGCGAGCGATACCTGCTGCTTCCAGCCTTCGCGCACGTTATAGAGCATGTCATTGATTTGCTGGTCGCTCGCGTACTTAATCGATTGCATCGCACCAATGACTTTTTCTGCGCCGGCCATCTGATCCTTCGCCAGCGCCTGCGTCGCAGCATCGGCTTCCTTGTACGTCGGCGTCAGGCCGCTGATTTGCTCGTTCAGCTTTTTCGCGAGTTCGATCTGCGCCTGCCAGGCGCGAATCGAATCCATAGAAAATTTGCGATGCGCTTCGGCCACCGCCTCAACCGCACTCCCGACACCCTGCAGGGCATCGCCGGTTTTGTGTAACTGATCGTTTAGATTTTTCTGATTAACAACCCAGGTAACAACCCCCTGCATCGCGGATTCATTGCGCTTCGTCAGCTCCGAAATGCGATCGCCGATGCCCTTCAAGGGACTGTTGACGTCCGTGTTGATGGAATGCCCCAGTTCCTGGAAATCCTTCGTCAGGCCATCGCGCAGCGTGCCCAGGTCTTCGCCGATCACATCGAAGGCAAATTTAAGCCACTCCGGCATCTTCAATGCCAGTTTGTTCCAGAGTCCGCCGATAGCCGCCAGCTCCCGCTGCGTATTCTGCAGCATGCTTTCGTTGTACTTGTTAGCCTGTTCGGCCAGCTTTTCAAAAATGGCCTGAATGACCGCAGCCGCATAGGCCACGTAATGGATCACATTGTCAAGCGATGTCCGCCAGGCCTGCGCCCAGAAATCGCTAGCTTTGGCATTCGTATCGAGCGAGGTATTGACCAAGCCCAGCGCTTTGCCGATCCCTTCGAAAGCGCCGCTGACGAATTGCCGGATTTGACTGAAGCCGGTACTGAGCGTATCGAATAATTTCTGCGCCAGGTTCTGAATGACGCCGCTTTTAATGAACCAGTCGCCGAACGCAGAAACCCATTTCAAGGCCTCCGTCACCCAGCCCGATACTTTCTGGATCGCCGGCCCGAACAGCGTTGTGAAGGCCTGCGCCAGCGCTTCCACGCCTTTACCTGCCGCTTCGGAAAAGACCGTTTTGACTCCGCCCAGCGTGGCATTCAAACCTTTTAAGGCCTCCGAACTGGAAAGCGCTTTGATGCCGGTATCGAGCAGCCAGCCGCCGACCTTTTCCGCGATCTGCAGCGCCGTCATGCCGGTTGCTGCCCCGGCCGCAATCGTCGCCACACTGCCTAAACTCGGTATCAGTTTCGACGCCGCGCCGCCCAGCGACGAGAGGAAACTACCGGCCGTACTCGACTGCTTGCCGGTATTCTCTAACGCCGTACCCGTCGCCTGCGCCGCCTGCGCCACCTGCACGGTTTTCGCGGCTGCCTCGCTGGCGGCCGTTGTGGATGCCTTGAAGGCATCCGTCACCTTCGTGGTAGCCGCAGCCGCATTCGTTTCCGCGGTTGCCGTCGCGGCCGCCGATTCAGCTACTTTTTTCGTCGATTCCGCAGCCGATGCCGCGGCCGTCGCCGTCTGCACGAATTGCGCATTCGATGCATTCAGCGCCGTATTGAGCGCTGCCATGGATTGCGTCGTTTCGGCGTTCGCCAGGCCAGAGGTTTTCACCGACACCGAGAGCGCATCGAAGGATTTCGATGCGTTCGCAGCCGAAGCCTGAATGGAACCGACTGCCGCATCCGTTACTTTCTGCGCCTCCGCAATGGAACGGTTATAGGCATCCGTCACCGCATGGAGAACAACACTGACGGTTCGATTCAGGCCTTCAGGCACGGCGTTTAGCTCCCGGCAGGCTCAGAAAATACGCCTCCAATTGCCGGCCGCTAGGCATCTGCGGCGCACGCGGCCGCGCCGGCGCCGGCGTTTCCTCCGGCTTCGTCAGCAGGAAAGATTCAATGGATACCTCCGGCGCATCCTTCGCGCGGTTTGCCTGATAGGTCAGATAGAGTAACTGCGCAATCATAAGCTCCCAGTGCCGGTTCCCTTCCTTCCACTGCTCGATGAGCGCATCCAGTTCCGGCCGCGTCAGCTCCCAGAATTCCCACTCAGAGAGCCGGAGCCGGATACGCGCGAAAGCCCGGAGCCGCTCCCACTCGGAAACGAGGGAACCGCCAGGCCGTTGATTGCCTGCGCCGGCTCCGCGGCCGGCTCCGCGGAAGGGTTTGCCGTGCCCATCGCCTCCGCGATGCAGGCGTTGTAATATGACAGGTTCTGCATTTCGATCAGCGGCCGCAGGATTTCGAGCGTGAGATCGGCGTGTTCGTGGCGCAGCCCCAGAAACATCGCTACCGCAATGGAATCGACATCACGCTGTGGAAGCTGCTGCAGCTCCAGCACATCCGCCAGCGTGTAGTACAGGTAGCGCGGCACTTCGTCGCCTAGCACGATTTCGACCCGCTGCAGGATTTTTCGTTTTCGCTCCGGCATCTCAGGCCACCCGCCCGAGCGTCGATTCGTCGCCCAATGGCCGGCGCGTGCGCAGCGTATCCGGCGCGCCTTCGCGCTCTACCGTCACATCGCCGTACTGCCGAAGCGTGCAATTCAGCTTCATCGCGCCCGTGCCGGTAAAGGCCAGCGGCAGCGCCGTAACGAATGCCGCAAAGGTAACCACCAGCGTTTCGCCGGCTGCGTATTCCGTTTCGATCTTGAACGGCCGCACTTCGTGCGTTTTCGAGAGATGAATTAGGCCGGTCAGTTCGTTATGCGTGGGATCATCCGGCCAGTAATTCACCACCAGCGCAATATCCCCCGGCGTCGATAAGCCCGGAATCTGCAGCACGACCTTCGAGGCATTTGCCAGGTTATTCACGTCCAGCATAGAAATCGCCGGCGATGGAATCGTCAGGCTTTCCACGTTCGATATCTCCTGCCAGGTCGGCTCCGAACTGGCATCGTTACAGGTTCCTAGGTAGACGTGCGACGGAACCGGCACGAAGCCGGCCGGCGTTACGTTCGGATCGGCCGCGATCTGCGAACAAATCGAAGCCTTCGTTACGGAAATGGAAGCGCCGGCCGTATGCGCCGCGGCCGTCGTGCCCTGCTGCCCGCGTATGATCTGGTAGGTATCGCCGGAGCCTCCGGTTACCTTCACCTTTTCGGTTTCAATCTGGAGCATGTCGCCGGTTGCTACGGCGTCGTGCCCGGTATTCAGTTCTAATGTGGTGTCAGTCGCCGAAATATCGGCCGCCAACGTCGTAGGCATCTAATCGTTCTCCCTTCGTTCACAAAAATAAAATCTGCACGTTCACGGTTGCCGCGCGTACCGTACCCTCCGCGCGTGTAAACTGCACCCGATTGACGAACGTCTGCATGCGCCGTTTACCGATGTATAAGCACTGATCTTCAAACAGGTAGTTCAGAACGGTTGCGATTTCGCGCACCTGCTGAAAGCCTTTCTCGGGATCGGCATCGTTTGAATACGCCCGCAGCACCTGTTCGGCCCACAGCTGCCTGGATTGATCGATAGCCCGGTCAGACGTCGCCGAAAAAGCATCGAATAACACGTAAGGGTACGGCGTCGCCTCCGGCACATAATCCCAGATGCCGGAAACCAGCAGCAGCAATTCTTCCGACTGTTTCAGCCGGTCATAGAGCACCTGCTGCAATGCCAGAAAATCAATCATCACGGCCCGCCGGCTCCGATCTGCTGCGCCAGGCGCACATCGAACAGCTGCAGCTCACGCGCCAGCGCCGCCTGCAGAAATGCATTCGGCTTCACGTAGCGCGTGCCGAAAATCACATAAGTGGCATACGGCACAGCAGCCGTTATCGCGAATTCATTTTCCGACGGCCGCTGCGCGTAGATATTGGTTCGCAGCCGGCCAGTTCGCAGCGGCGCCGCGGCCGCGGCTGCCCGTGCCGCCTCCGTCGCAGCTTCGTCCAGCTCGCGCGCCACCAGCACCGGCAGGTCGCGCAATTCGACAAAAAGGCTATCGAGTGCAGCATTCATTCGATGCCCTTCCCTTCCCACGCCGTCAGTACCTGCTCGCGGTTGCGTTCATCACGGTTGTAAATCGCCGTGACATTGAGTATCCGGCCGCGGTAGAGCAGGCGCATGGTTGCATCGATATCGCTTCGATGCCGCAGCGTCACCAGCCACCAGATACGCGATTCCATCTGCTCCGCCTGCGCAATTTCCAGGCCGGATTTCTGCTCGAACTTCGCCCAGGCCCAGGTCACATGTTGCCAGTCGAGCGCTACCGCGTCGCCGGTTGCGCCGGCTACCGGCAGCGGCCGCTGCACTTCGACAAAGGAACGGAGTTCGCCGGCCCGCATAATTCCTCAGGAAAACTCGAACTGCCGGTCAGACAGCAGCGAATCGATAAACGGAACGGTCTGTATGTTCGCATCCGTTGCTTCCTCGCGGTTTTCATAGAGCGCGCCGATACGTAACAGCAGCCAGGACTGCACATCCGCCGGCACATCTTCCGGCAGCTCGCCGTAACCGGCCCGGTAGCGCACCCGCAGCAAATCTTCCGTCAGCGCTTCGAAATCGGCATCCCCGCAGCCGCAGGCGCAACCGCCACCGCAGCAGGTACCGAAGATGCCGGCGTTAAACACGATGCGGCCCGGCGTCGTATACAGCCCCTCACTGGTTTGCTCGATGCGGTAATCCGTACCGGCAACCAGTGTCTGATCGCCGTAAGTAATCAGTTCGACGCTGAGTAGATTCGTCCACGGCAGCTCAAGTACGCAGCAGCCGCAGCGCGTGCGCAGCTCCTGCGGATAGCAGGCCGTTTCATACTTCGTGTCGATCAGCGCCAGGCGCAATATTTTCGTTGCCGTGCGCACCGCCGACTGCGCCAGCGTCTGCATGACGTAGGCTTCCTCTGACGTTTCCAGCGCGCCCAGCTCCTCTAGACGCAGATGCCGCTGCACCTGCTCCCAGCTAACCGGCAGCGTCGCCGGAGGTTCGATCAGCGTCGTTTTCATAGCCGCTCCGCTCCCGTTCGGCAGGCCTTTCCGGTTGCTGCGCAGGAATAGACTGCGTGAAAAGGCCTGCCGTTCGAGAGTTCGCACATAAGGCTTAGCTTTCCTCTTCGTCGCCGTCTGGCTTCGGCCGGCGTTCGGGATCCGGCTCCGGCTTCGGCTCCGGTTTCGGTTGCGGTTTCGGTTGCGTACCCATTGCGTTTACCTCCCTTCCCGGCGTCGCTGCGCCGCTGCTTCCTCTGCCCGTTCGTTCGAGCGTCGCGCCGCCGATACCGTCGGATGTTCGCCGGCTGCTGCGCTGCTGCTACCTTCCACCTGCGCCTGCTGCCGATCCTGCGCGTTCTCGAATCGGCCGCGCTGCGTATCACGGCCCGTAACGCCATCGCCACCGAGCAGCACATAGGGAGATCGCTCCGTACCGGATTTGGTCGTAATCGGCGCCTTAAACCAGGGAGTGCCGCCAACGCGAATCACAAACCGGAAACAGGTAATGTCGTAATCGAACCAGAGATGAATCGAAATATCCTGCCGCAGGCCTCCGACTTTGGTTGCCGTCAGATACGCTTTCAAATCGACCAGCGCCACGTCGCCGGTTTCGCCTAACGGCGCCGCGGCATCCGTCACGACAATCGGCCGGCCCATCAGCGTGCCATACGGCGCCGCCGACAAGCCGCCCGGAGGCAGATAGGCCGGAAACCCGCTAACCGGGTTTCCACCCGCTCCCACGATCGGGAAGTACAGCGAAAGCAGCGCTGCCTGCGCATCCTGACTCATGATCCAAACCGCCGAACGCGACGCCGAATAGAACGCCGTCCACATCTGCACGATGTTCTGGACGGTAACCGTTTTCGCCGGCTGTGTGCCCGGCCGCGGCACAATCACGGCCGCAGGCGATGTGTAGATACCCTGCGGTTCGCCGTTCCCGGTACCATTCAGAATCGCATCGGAAATCTTGTAATCCATCTTTTCCGGCGCCTTCCGGCGCAGCAGCGCCGCCAGCGCCGGCGCATCCTCGAGCAGTTCATCCGATACCGGCACCAGCACATAGAGCTTATTCAGCGCCACCGTCACTTGATCGAGCGCCAGTTTCGAATTCTTTTTCAACGCGCATTCTTTATCCCAATACGCCTGAATGCCGCCAATCGTGTCCCAAGGCGTCGAACTGTCAATCGGAACCACCACGCGATTGCTGGACGTTGTGATATTGTCCGTCAGCGGCAGCAGCGAATCCTCCGCCATGATGAGACTTTGAATGTCTGCCCGGTAATCGGGAGGCACCGCATAGCCGCCATCTGCATTGACGCCTTCCGTCATCACGTTGTCAGGCGGCCCGGCCGAATTGAGCAACCGCGGATCGGTAGGCCGGCCATGAATGCCGGCGTTGCGTACCGCCTGCGCGAATTCGCCGAAATCGCGAAAGCCGAACGTACCCGCGGCCCGGTTTTCGACCTGCACCCGATGCCCGCTGCGCTGCTGCGCTTGCTGCTGCGACTGCGGCGCCGGCCGCGGCTGCAGACCGGCTCCATTACCGTTTCCGTTTACGTGTACGACCTGGACGCCGGCCGTATGCGCCGGCCCGGCGAGATGTTGGTTCATCACCTCGAGCTGCTCACGCCGCGCAACATCGGCCAGCACACGGGTCTGTTCTTGCATGGTATTGTCGAATTCCTGCACCTCGGCATCCGTCAGGTCGCGTCCTTCCTGATCCGCCATCGCCATGATTGCGGTAGCTCTCGCGCCCAAATCTGCTGATCGCTGCCGCTGTTCCTGAAGTGTTACTACTGCTGCCATAGAGAGTCATACCGCCCTTTATTGGATTTTTGGTACTGCTCGAACAATCTGCGATTCATAGCCGCAAGCCGCGCCCGGCGCGCATCCGCCTGCGGCCGTTTCACCGCCGACACCTTCACCCAGGCCGGCAGATTGCGAAACCGCATCGCGGCCGGATAGCAGGCAGCGATCGGTAAGGCTTCCTCGACCTGCTCGCCAAATCCTTCATCTACTGCTTCCTGCGCCGAAAACCAGGTTTCCTGATCCATCCACGCAGCCAAGCGATTGCGGCCGGCCGCGGAATGGCGCTGATACGCATTGATCAGGTTTTCTTTCGTCTGGTCCAGCAAATCGGCCAGCGTGCGCAGCTCTTCCGCTCCACCGAATGCAAAAGCCATGGGATTATGGATCATAAACGAGGCATTGCCGGCCAGAACCACACGCGACGCAGCCATAGCAATCACCGAGGCAATCGACCAGGCCATGCCATCGACATAAGCCGTCACAGGAACGGGCGAACGCAGTAACGCGTTATAGATCGCCAGGCCTTGAAACACATCGCCGCCCGGCGAATTGATGCGAACCACTACTTCATCAATGCCACGCAGGCCTTCCAGCCGCTGCGCAATGGATTTCGGCGTTTCGCCGTTTTCATCAGAGAACAGGCCGGCGCCGTCGATCACGTCATACAGGTAAATCGTTTCGGTTCGCGCCGCGGCGCTAGCTCGAACCCGCGACGCGGTTGCGCGGGATAGAATGGTTTCCGTCATGTCCGTTCGTTCGTAGGGAATTGGATTTGACACCAGCCGGCAGCAGCTCGAACTGCTGCCGGCCCATCTGTAACAACTGCAGGCGCCGATAGGCCTGCGTTCCTGCCTTCACATCATCGGTAGCCGGCGCCTCCGCCTGCTCCGGCGTAAACAAATCACTGCCGCCACCTGCGCCCGCGTTCGCATCCGGCGACTGCTCGCCACGCGTTACCAGCGCTTCCGTCTGCGCTTCGCGGTACGCTAAATCCGCTTCCGCCTGCTCCAACTTCACGCGCGCCAGCGGCTCGAATTCGTCTAAGGGTACGGTATTCAACTGCACGGTACGCAGCTCACCGTTCGTCACGTTGTCCAGTTCTTCCATCTGGCGCACATCGTTGATGGAAAGAAACCCATAGCGCAGGCCGATGCTATAGGCTTCGTAGCGCGTCTTCAGATCGCCCTTCAGAATCGGCGTCAGCGAATGCCGCGTGAAAAATTTCGACGTGCGAACGCTGCCTTCGAACAGCTTGTAATCCACTTCCTGCTGCAGCCGGATCGTCGCCGGCAGGAAGGTTTCGTTAAAGCAGTCAATTTCGAGCGCCTCGATGTTCGCATAACTCGCTTCTTCGAGAATGCCGATCTTATGCTGCGGCACACGAAACCAGCGGCAGATTTCCTGCGCCTGAAATTGCCGGCTTTCTAGGAACTGCGCATCGCGCAGCGGAAGCTGCAACTGGTTATACTTCATGCCGGATTCTAGAATCGGCACTTCCCCGGCATTGCGCCAGCCCATGTAGCGTTCGCGCCAGCTCCGTTTAATCGCGTCGCTATGTTCCTTATCCGGCAGTTTCCCCGGATACTCCATCCAGCCCGAGAGAAACGGCGCATTCTGAAAACCGACCGAACCGAAAACTTCCAGCTCTTTACCGAACGAAATCGTTTGCGACGCCTGCGCCACCGTACTCAATCCCAGCAGGCCATTCGTACCGATATTGCGCCAATGCAGCATGTTGTCGGCCGAAATCGTGCGATCCGCTTCGCCGACATTACCCCGCACGTTGTACAGCAGATTCCCGCGCGCATCGCGCTCGACCTCCACCTGCTGCGACGGAATCAGCCAGAGCTGATACGGATAGCCGTCGTTGCCCCAGGTAATTTCAGCGTACGCATTGCCCCAGGCCAGCATCTGCATCACAACGGCTTCGCGAAAATTCATGGCCGGCATATCGTCGTTCGGCCGGCGATTCAGCAGGTACCAAACCCGCACATCCGAACGCTGCCGCGAGGCGCCATCCGGCAGCCGTTCGAAAACTTCCCATTCGAGCATCGCCAGCGTTTCGGCAATCACGCGCATGCAGGCGAACACTGCCGAATACGTCAGCGCCGTGTCTGGCGTTACCGGATAGGAACCGGGCACACGCCGCGGAGGCAGCCACCCACCGGCCGTTTGCCGTGGATCCGGCTGGTACTGATTCAGGAAGCGCACCGCACGCGCCAGCAGCGCCAGCACGGGATTTCGCGGCAGCGGCAGAGCATCCGTCATCGAGAACCCCCGCAGCCGCTAAAATCAGTGCATGGCCGATGAACCCGCCAATGGCGATATTCCGTTCTCTGGCAATCCAACCGTCGATGCGGCACTGAAACGCATCCGAGCGAAATTCCGCGACCTGGAAGACGCCATGATCGTACAGGCCCATCTCGAAAAACGACTAGGCGAACAGGTGAAGCGCCAGACCGAATTGTGGGACAACCACGATGCCTCATTAACGGCACATCAGCAGCGGATAAGCGACCATGACGCATGGATGAAACACTTCGAAGAAAAACTCGATGCGTTAACAAACATCCTGATGCGCCGTCACGGCGGCCCCGAAGCCACAGAGCAGTAAGATTCATCATTGCCCGAATGCTCCGTACTCGTCGCGCTGGCTTTCGTTCTGCGCTTCGCGTACCGTCAAGCCGCCCAGCGCCATCAAATCCAGCCGCACAATCGCCGGCCCTTCCGGTTTCATTTGCAGCTCGAGCGAATGCACGCCGGTCAGCTCGTAACCGTCCAGCAAAACACGCGTCCCGATCAGCCGCGTACCATTCGCTGCGAAGCCCTTCGGCACAATGATTTCGATATGCGGCCGGTTCGAGGTCATAAGCCGGCCAGTTCATCGAAACTGCCTTCCCTTGCTTCCTCCGGCACACGAAACGGGAGCGTGCGAATTTCCGGCCGGCCGTCATAAGCAGACGGCGCCGCCAGATACGCTTTAATCACGCGATCAGCCGCCAGGAACATCGCCACGGCCGCATCAATCTTATTCGCCCGCGTCTGCTTGCGCGGAAAGTAGTTATCGTTCGCATCGCGCCGGCAGACCACGTTCGATACCATCCAGGCCACTGCCGGATTGCCGTCGTGCGCGATTTGCTCCGCGAGTAGCCAGGCCTCCGTTTCTTTCATCGCCGGCGAAAAAATCGCCGTCGCCTGCTTCGTATCTGCAACCGGCGTCTCAAACGATCGGCGATTCAAAATCGAGAGCAACGGAGGCAACTGCCAGGGATCAGCCGCCATCTCCCGCACATCGTAAACCCGGCCGATTGCTTCCAGTTCATCGGCCAGCGCTTCGAAATCCTGGATGTTACCCGCTACGACCGTGATGTAACCCTGCTTCGCCCAGGTTTCGAGCAGCGCATTCTCTTCCTGCGCGAGCGCCCGCTCCGGTATCCACAACCGGAACACAAGCCGATGCCGTTCGCAGCCCGCTTGCGGAGGAAACCAGAGACAGACCGCGATTAAATCGCTCTTCGTCGCCAGGTCTAAACCGACGTAACAGAATTCTCCCGGCTGCGGCTGCACGAAGCCTGCGGCAGCGCGCCGCCAATAGCTCAGATCGAGCCAGGCCGCAAACGCATTGACCCACTGATTGCCGCGCGTCGTCTGAAATGCCGCCAGCGATGCCGGCGAATGCTTCGCCTTCTGCGCCAGCGCCTGAATGTCACTCAGATAAACCGATACGCCCAGGTTCGGATTCGCTTTCGGCCAGTTCGCCGGCTCTAATGCATCGTCGCCTTCATCCAGCGTGTAAATCGCACCACCGACGGTTTCATCCGCAATCGTGCCTTCCAGAATCTTCGTCAGGTAGCTGCGCACTTCAAAACACACGCCGTACTGGTTCGCGCCGGCCGTCGTAATCGCAAACAGCAGCGGCTGCAGACGCGAACCTGTCGCCGTTTCGAGAACGTCCCACAGCTCGCGCTTGCGATGCGCATGAAACTCATCGATGATCGCGCCATGAATATTCAATCCATCCAGGTGCTTCCCTTCGGCCGATAGCGGTTTGAAGCTCGACGCCGTGCACAACTGCGTAATGGCATTCGCCAGCACCCGCACGCCAAAGCGGCGCCGGAATCTCCAGTCGCGTTCTACCAACCGCTGCGCATCGGTAAACGAAATGCGTGCCTGCTCGCGCGTCGTCGCCGCACTCACAACCGTCGCGCCGGCTTCGTTATCGGCGCACAGCAGGTATAAGCCGATGCCGGCTACCAGGGTTGTTTTACCGTTCTTTCGTGCCACGTCCAGATACCAGAGCCGGAAGCGCCGCGCACCGGTATCACGGCTGCGCCAGCCAAAAACCGTTGTCACCTGAAACAACTGCCACGGCTCGAGCCGCATATGCAGACCGCGTGTCGCCCAAGTACCATGCACGTGACCGAATCCTTCGAGAAATTGACAGACACGTTCCGCCTGCTCCACATCGAACCGATACGGCCCGCTATCCGCCCAGCGCTTCAAATCCTCAAGCTGCCGCTGACAGGCCAGCCGAACCCAGCGGCAGGCCAGGATTTCGCCCGAGACGATCTGCTCTGCGTATGCGAGCGCCTGTTCGACATGGGGAAACGCGGAAGGCATCTGGGGAAGGAAAAATACCTTTCAAAAAAATCTCAGACCAGGAGCACAGAGCAGCAAGCCGCAGATAGTAGGTGGTATCAGGTATAGGTCATGCTGATCTGTGCCCAGTGGTCAGAGCCAGCCTCATCGGAAGCTCCGACATCAGCAAGCATGTTGATTCGTGTTCGCGAAGCCGGCGAGAACCCCAGTTCCTGAATGCATTGTCGGAGTATGACGGACTGGGAGTTCATCACATGCACGGCCGGATGAACCGTGCGAATGCCTTTGTATCCGCGCGACGTGTAACCGACCGCGTTGATTTCCTGCGCTGCTTTCGTATACAGATCAAGGGCAATCACGTACTGCACGAGAATCGCGGTATCCACGCCGCGCAGCAGATCGGCAGGACAGTTCGCGAGCGTATCACGCCAACTGACCCGTTGAAAGTCATTCATCCAGGCAGGTGGTTCAAGCGATGGGAAACCGGCCGGCTCCGGTTCGTTCTCGACGGTTCGGCACGGCTGCAGGGTACCGTGCAAGCCTTTAATCAGCGTCGGAACCGGATTCGACATGTGGCAATCCTCCCGCCCGGCAGCAACCTCGCAACCAAGATTTCACCGGCAAACTAACAGTTTTGTGAGAACTATACTCCCGGCATTTTCCCGAAGTCAAGAGCGAATTACGAAAATTTGTCAGCCTTTGCTTCGCCTTCGCCGACGCTAGGGAATTGTACCGGCCGGAACCCCCGCCGCCCCCACTCATCGATTTAAAGCCCCCGCCTCCCCAACATTCCCATCTGGGCGTATCTATCCGTACCGCAACGATTTAGCAGGAGTGAGGTAGGACGAGAAAACAGAGTGTCCCCAAAGCCGATGCCTCACACTGCATGTGGGTTTCGCACGGCGGGAACCGCTCCCTAGTGCACGCTCGCTTTCTTTCGAACATCCCCCAGGCCTCCGAGGCTGCTTATAATAACGCGCGCGAGCGCAGGTAATTCTCGGGAATTATTTTGCGTATTTCTTTCGATTTGTTTCGCGCGAATGGCAGGATTTGCATAATGCTTCGAGGTTTTCCTCTTCAAAGCGCAGTTCCGGATAATCCCGCAACTCCCGCCGGTGGTGAATCTCCGTCGCCGCCGTGACCCTTTCGTCCGACAGGCAGCGCACACACAGCGGATGCCGCGTGAGATAGACGCGACGGAACTTCACCCAGGTGTAATCGTAACCGGCTTCATGCCGCGAACGCTTCGGCAATTGCGCCGCATGCTGCCGGCAGTAGCCGTCGCGCTCCGCTTGCTGTGAGCAATACGGCCGCAGGCACGGCACGAAGACCCGGATGGACATGAAGCCCCTCCTGGGAGTATACTGCCGAACTACCCCCGAGTCTCTCATGCGGCCCGCCGTTCAGTCCCGCTTCTCTCTCCCGCTGAACTAGTCTGATCACTCCCCGCGAACTACAGTTTTGGCGAGCACCCAGCCCCTTTGACATGCGCGCGACAACAGATCAGCAATAGAGAATAACTGAATATTCACTATGAACACTGGTAAAAACTAGATACTGTATCTAAATCCGCGCGCGGCCGGACGTCCCGCGGCCGCTACACAGGTTTACGAGCCCGGTTTTTGAATCTAAAATACGGCACATGGAAGCTCTGACGCCGCGCTACCTGCATTCGCTCGAAAACCGCATCGAATACCGTCAGCGCCTTTGTGCCGAACTGGAAGAACAACTGGCGAATCCACGCCTGAACGAAAACCAGCGACAACATCGCCGGCGCAAAAAACAGCGCTTGCAGGGCGAAATCGCACAATTGCAGACGCAACAGAGCCGCATCAAAAAAAAGCCGCACATGCCAATGGACCTCGCGGAACCAGAGCAGAGCCGGCCAGATCAGCCGCACCCCGGAAACAGAGAGCCAGGTCTCACATTGCGGCTGGAGTTTGTTTGTCCGCAGTGCGGACATCCGCACTTCTGCGAATTAAAACCAGACCTCGAGCACTTCGCCGAGTGATGCCGGCAGCGCCTTGACCAGGCGCGCCGCTTCGAATCCCGTCACCGCCAATGCATCCGCCGGCAGGTAGCGCCGCGCCGCTTCGAGCGAATCCGTGTACACAATTCCAACGCGCAGATTCGGCCGTCCGTCGTCAGCAAGCTGAATGACACCGTACGGCATGGGAGGGCAGCCGTGCACAATCGCCCACGCCTGCAGCGGTTCGCTGCTTCGTGCCGGCTTCTCATGCTTCGAGAACCGAAGCCGCAATTGCCGCGCCATACTGCTCACCCTGTTTCTTCTTTCGCTTCAAAAAACGGCCGCGGCGCATCGCCCGTTGCTCTGCTGCTTCTTGCTCGTGCATGAAGTAAGCCGCGATTTGATCATTCAGCTCAACCACGGCATCGCAGCAAGCCTTCGAGCCATCAGTGCGAAGAAGTGCAAACTGTCGGCACTCCGCACAATAGACCCGACAAATCTCGTAACGCGGCAAACCCTGCATCCCGACAAGATCATCCTGCCGAATCAAAAAAAATGCAAGACCACAACGGTTACAGAACTCCGCGCAACGGATCCATCCGGAAGGCCTGCCGCGACCGCACGTAATCGAGCACCATCTGCAAATTGCGATGCCCAGTACGATGCATGATCGCCAGCTCCGACGCACCCAGCTCAGCCGCCGTCGTCACCATACCCGCCCGCAAGGAATGCGAACCATAACCGCTTGCATCCTCGCCAATAGTTTTGAGCGTTTCTTTCACGATGCCGTTGATACGTTGCCGGCGAATGCTGCGTTTCTCGATTCGCCCGCTGCGATTCATGCGCAAAAAAATTGGCCCCGGTTCATCGCCGCGGATCCGCAGCCAGGCCTGCAACAATCCGAGCGGACACGTTTCCGGTACTGCACCCCGCGGAATGCGCACTTCACGCCCATAGCCTTGCTGATCAGTCTTCGAACGCGCCTGCCACAACACCAGCACATCGCCTTCGAACGCCACTTGCGTAGTCTCCAGCGCTGCTAGTTCACTCGCGCGCCAACCGGCCGCAAAACCCAATACCAGTAAAGCCCGATTACGCGTGTCAATCGGCCGCTGCGTTGCCAGCTTCGAACTCATGGCGCGCAACAAATCGACCGTTAACGCTTTCCGTGCGCGTCTCTCCTCGGTCCATTGCCGGCGTGCGCAACGTAGCAACGCAGCGGCCGGCTCAACAATCTGCGCCTGCCCCGCGGAACGATGACGATCGGCGATCGCATGCAGAAAAATTCCGACCGTGGCGAAACGATAACCGCGCTGTTCGAGACACCAGACCGTGAACAGTTCGACCATCTCCGGCAAGGCCGGATACGCAGAACAGTTCGCCTGCTGACACCAGGATTCAAACTTGCGCCAGGCGTAATCGTAGGCTCGATACGTGTTCACCGCCTTTCGGGTTTGCTGCCAGCGGCTGCGCGTCAAAGCGAGGCTCTCCAGAGAGATCAACATGAGAATTTGCGGCCCGAAAACGCCCCGTTTTCGGCCTGAAACACTCAGATCGGCACATCCGGACAAAACTTGAGCCCTGATATTGCTGTTTCGCACAGAAACGCGCTAGGTTGCGTCGAAAAAAGCGGGGTGGCTACACTATACCGGACAGGGCAAATCGACTGAACCTGGCTCGTTTCTGAAACATTTACGCCCTATAACGTTTTGGCCGCGGAAGAGGATTCAGAGGTTTTGGCGTCATAATTCCGGTTATGACCGTTATCTTACGCTTCTGAACCCTGGAAGCCTTCGCATTTTGGCCCTAAACTAGCTACTGGCGACAGAGCGCCGGAAAAGAAGCCCATCACCTGCAAGTG